CTCAGCTCCAGCAATCGTTAATGCAGCCAGTGGCGATTTATTGGTTAGCGAGATAACAGTATCAATCCTAACGAGTTGGAGTTAAAATGAGCAATCAAGAAGATATTGCCTGGCTTATTAAGACAGGTCAGATCAAGGAAGCACCAAGCAAGCCACACACCAAGAAGGATGAGGAATAACAATGGCCATATATCTAAATAACAAAGTAGGCGTTAAATTGGCTACTGCCGCAGCGCCTACTACACCATCAATCGACATAAGCTCATACGTTACATCTGCTGTAATTAACCAGATTGTAGATGAGCTAGAAGTTACCGCTATGGGCGACACAGCACACAAGTTTGTGGCTGGTCTGCAATCAGGCACATTCACAATCGACTTTATCAATGACTGGGCTGCTAGCCAGGTTATGCAAACACTAAACGATGCGTTTGGTCAAACACTGTCAGTCTCAGCGATTACAGTAAAAGGCACAGCCGTATCAGCTGCAAACCCAACTTATCAATTCTCAATTTTGGTGAACAACCTTACCCCACTGGGTACAGGCGGCGTCTCAGAAATTGCAACTAGCAGTGTAACCTTTACGCTAAACTCCGCAGTGACAGTGTCCCCATCGGTGGCATTCTAACTAAGGAGTAATGATGGCAAAGTTAAAAATTACTAGGGCTAATGGCGAAGTTTCAGAGCACAAAATTACGCCAGGAATTGAGTACAACTTTGAACTCAAGTATGGTGCTGGTATTAGCAAAGTCTTGCGTGAGCATGAACGTCAAACAGAAATATTCTGGCTGGCTTATGAATGCTTACGCAGGGCTGGCGCTCAGATACCTTTATGGGGAATTGAGTTTATTGACAGCTTAGAAACTGTCGAGGTATTAGACGAAGAAAAAAAATAGTTGAGCGGTCATCTATTGTCTACACTATTGCACAACTAGCTGTAGAGACTGGAATACCGCCTAGCGAGTTTATCAACATGGATACAGAAATGTATCTAGCGATAATCCAGGTATTGACAGATAGAGCCAAGGAGATCAAAAATGCCAGCAGAGGTCGTAGGCGTTAAGGATGTCCTTGCAGGTTTAAGTTTTATTGATGAAGATATGCGCCAACGTATTAGGGTGGCTATTGATCCGCTAATGCGTGGCGTAGCATCTAAAGCTAAAGGATTTGCACCCAACAATTCAGAGGTTCTATCTGGTTGGACAAAACAGCACAATCCTGAAATTAACTATCGCCCATTTCCTAGGTATGATGCAGGCACAGTTAAGGCTGGTATTGGATATAACTCAGGTGAGAATCAAGTATTTAAGAATGGATTCAAAGTAAGCAATTATGTTTATAACGTAAGCGCACCTGGTCGCATTTATGAAACTGCAGGTCGTAAAAATCCACAAGGCAGAGCGCCATTTCAACAGATCGATCCTAGCCGACCTAATACAACCTTTGGCGCAGTCCAGGGTTTTGAAGGCAAAGCCAGGGCACGTGAATACACTTACAATAAATCCACTAGAGAGTACGCATCAAATAACCCATTTGCAGGCTACCAATTTGTAACATCAATGCCAGCACTTACATCACAACCTAAGATCAAAGGCGTACGTGGTGGTGGGCGCAAAACTAAAGGCCGCTTGATTTACAAAGCCTGGGCGCAAGATAGTGGCAAGGTTTATGATTCTATTCTCAAGGCCATCAACGCCACAGCTATACATTTTAACAAATCTACTGAAGTAAAGAGGGCAGCATAGTGGCCAATGTAATTGTATCGGCAATCGCTACCTGGAATGGCAAAGCGCTTAAAAAAGGCAAGCAAGAATTAAGCGCATTTGACAAGACAGTTAAATCCTTAGGCAAAACATTTGCAGGGGTATTTGCTGCAAGTAAATTGCTGACATATAGCAAGAATGCTGTTAAAGCGTTTGCAGCTGATGAAGCCGCTGCCAAAGCCTTAGAATTACAATTAAAAAATACTGGGTTTGCGTTTGCATCTCCATCTGTTGAGTATTACATATCCAATTTACAAAAAGCCACAGGCGTATTAGATGACCAATTACGCCCAGCATTCCAACAATTATTAACTGTTACTGGATCTATTACTAAGAGTCAAAACGCATTAAATACAGCTTTAGACGTAAGCGCAGCCACAGGTAAATCTGTTACCGAGGTGGCTGCAGCTTTAAGTAGGGGCTATGCAGGCAACACCACAGGACTTAGCCGACTAGGTGCAGGCATAAGTAAGACCACACTTAAAACTGGCGATATGGATAAGATTCTAGGCGAGTTAAATCAGAAGTTTAGTGGTCAGGCAGCAGCTAGATTAGATACCTATGCAGGCAAGATGGATTTATTAAAAGTAGCCAGCGCAGATGCAAGTGAAATTATTGGTAAAGGTTTATTAGATGCATTAACAAATCTGGGCAAAAATGAAAGCATCCAAGATTTAACTGAAGATATGAATAAACTTGCTACAGGTATTGCAGGCGTAATTGCTGGAGTTGGAGAATTAGCAGGAACGCTAAGCACATTACGTAATACCACTGGATTTAAACAGTTAATAGATTTGCTTACTTATGGCAATATATTTAATCTACTTGGCAAACTTGGCGAGATGTCTACGCCTAAACCTACATCCAATTTCACCTATGAATTAGGTGCAAGTGCTACCAAAGATATTGAGCGAGCCAAAGAAGCATTACGTATCAAGACAGCAAACAAATTACGTGCAGACGAAAATGCTAAAATTAAGGCTAAAAACGAATTAGAAAAACTTAAAGAGAAATACGATATTGAGCGCATAGGCTTGATGCTGGCGCTAAACCAGGCAACCGATGAAGAGACCCGCATACGTATTGCTGAGAAGTTAGCAATTCTAGATGGCAACGCAGCTAAGGCTCAACAATATTTAGCAGATACAGAATTGACATTCCAAACAAATCTACTGGCTAAGTCTATGAATCAAGCAGCCAACGCAGCTTTATATTTTGCAGATTGGGCAACCTACCGAGCAGGCGAGCGTGGAGATGCAACATCATTAAGTAATGTGCCTGGCGGTGGCGGTGGGGCAAGTTATGTGCCAACTCCATCTATGACTATGGTTGCAGATTATTCTGCATATAGAGCAGGCGAGCGTGGCGATATAACTGTAAATGTGGCTGGATCAGTTTTAACAGAGCAAGACTTAACCGACACAATTCAACGCACAATATTGCAAATCAATAAGCAAGGCCGTGGCACTACACCTGCAGGCGGTCTATCTGGCGGCACCTAATGGCTGTGCCAACAATCAATGCAGTAATAAATTTCTCGACAGGTCCTAGTTTTGCCCAAGCTTTTATATTAGATTCAGGCATATTGGGCACAAATATATTGGCTGATTCGACTGCAATAATTGTCGATGTATCAGATCGCATTAACCATATACAAACTAACCGAGGCCGCAACGCTTTAGCAGATCAATTTCAAACAGGCCAACTTACTTTACGCATAGTAGATCAAAATGGCGATTTTAACCCGACTAATCCATCTGGGCCTTATTACACATATTTAACTCCTATGAAGAAAGTGCAAATAAGCGCTACATATAGTGGCACGACCTACAGCATATTTTCAGGATTTATTACAAGCTATCAAAACACTCAACCTAAAGATGCAACAGAGGTTGCCTATACAACTATTCAAGCCGTAGATGCGTTTAGGCTGGCTCAAAATGCTCAGATTTCGACAGTAACAGGCGCTACTGCTGGCGACCTATCAGGCACAAGAATCAATCAGATATTAGATGAAATTGATTGGCCAGCGACTATGCGTGATATAGATGCAGGCTTGACTACATTACAGGCAGATCCTGGCACGGCACGCACATCGCTAGGTGCTATGCAGACTGTTGCAGATAGTGAATATGGCGCATTATATGTAGATACCGATGGGTCCTTTGTATTTCAAGATAGAGCTGTAACAGCAGGCTCGATCGGTGGCACAGTGACCACTTTTAATGATGATGGCACGGGCATCTCATACGCCAATGCAATATGGAAACTTGATGACTCGCTAGTCTTTAATTCCGCACAAGTAAGTAGGCTGGGTGGATCACCAAAACAAGC